CGAGATCTCTCTCGTGGTGATTGTTTAAAATACTCAGTTGAAAATTTACGCCCGTTAATGGGATCCATTTTGCGTTTGGATGTATAACCAAATTTTGCCATTTCTATCTCCTTGTTCAGTAGTATTTAGTATAGCACAACATTCGTTATGTTTATAGTTAATAGGCGAGATTGCCCAAAAAAAAAGCCCTGGGGATTCAGGGCTAGAAACATACAGGATTCTTGCAAGGGAGATCCTGAGTTTGTTCAAGTATACACACGGGAACCATGTATGTCAAATGTTCTGGACAAAAAAATCCCCCAGTGACAGCTGAGGGATTTTAGGGGGTGGAGTTTTTAGGAAACTTCTTTTTGTGGGTTATTACAAAGGTGTAGGGCAGTCATGAGCATGACTTAAAGGACTAGAAATGGCGGTATCTATACGGGATAAAAACATGCACCTCCCAACCGGGGTTGGGTCTTGAACAGGAATTTCTGCCCTACGCAAATATTTATATCCGGTGTGTAAAAAACCAATTTTTTTATGTGCTTAAATATGATTATGAACCCAGATGAATTTCGCAGACGCATCGAGCAGTTGGCTCGCGTACAATGGAGAACACCAGATCAACCTGCTGTGTCAGGAAGAGCCTATAGATTTAGTACTGACAACGGTCCAGGTGCCACCATTGATCAACTGCATCTAACTCCTGCTAAGTGCGGTGATTGCGGCATTATCTGCACACAAAATCCCCGACGACACTTTCAGAAAAGATCACATGGTTGGATAGAACGCTGTCAGGAATGCGGCCTATGGAGAAATCCCGAAGGCACATTTGGTGATCTTGGCTACCGGAAGATTGGCAGACCTATGAAATCCATTGACTCGCAAACCAACCCAGTGAACTCAGCAGAATGCCAATCACTGCCCACTGAGCACGATGCCAATGATTCATGGTTTGATCCTGTTGAACTCGAAGATCACGATGAAGACCTTGAATCAGAACCTTGAGTTCGTCCATGTCCTGGGTCATGTGATCCAAGCGATCATTTAGAGCCTGATATCTCAATTCACAAATGCTAACATGTGCGTCTAGACTTGTGCGTTCAATATCAGTCATTAGAAACTCTGAATAATACTTGAGGGCAAGGTAAAGTTTGCCGAACCTGAATCGGTTCCTGTGTATCCTTTGTTAGTGCCAGAATAAACTCGCAAGTCCTGTATCCAACCATTGTAATCATTTGAATCAACGGAACTGAATTGAGCAATATGCAGGGTGGTAAAGCCTGTGTTGGCTGTGTCCCAAGCACCTTTGTAGATGCCATCTGCATAGAATCTTCTGACACCGGCATCCAACACAATGGCCACATGGTGCCAACCTGTGCCTATGCCACAGTCGTTTTGACTGGCAAAAGTGAATGCACTACCTGTGTTGATACCAAACAACCAACGACCATTTGTATCAGCTGAACTCAGTGCCCAGTTGGCATTTGTGGTGGCATCATTGGCATAAAACCATGCTTCTACCACATAGGAGTTTGATCCTGCTGTGGCATCTGGTAATGCTGAGGATAGTGTGTAGGTAAGTGCTTGTTGACCACTTGTGTTGGTGCTCTTGACACTTTGCACATAATTTGGGCTTGATGTCCATTTCACCTGATCAGTTGCCATGTCAGTGTTAGTGCCATCGGTTACTGCGGCTGAACCACCTGATCCACGAATACGCCAAGCAATGTCAGTCATGCCTGTTCTACTGCTGAATGGCACTGCCAACAGCAAGTTGGCACTGTAGGCATCAGACCTATATACTACCTGTCTTGAGCCTGCGTCCCAGGCTGTGTTTGCTGTGCCCAACATTATGAGAACTCACTTGACACAGTCACAAGATATAATCCTGTGCCTGCGGTGGCTGCGTTGCCAACCTTGGTGCCTGTAATTGATATCATTGTGGCTGCATTGGCAGTTGTGCCAATAGTGCTTACTCCACCAGCATACTTGATTGACGCATTACCAGTGGGCATGGTTACTGTGTAAGGAGTTGCACCTTGAGTGATGATCACGGTCATGGTGTCTGTTTGTGCAATATTGCTCACACTATTGCTAGCATTAAACACAAAGTTTTGGAAATCGCCAATGGTGACATTGCCTGTGGGAGTGAACAACTGAACTTGACCAAGTGACTTATCAATGTTTACTGTGCCTGTTGTGTTGGCAGGAGTAGCTTGATATTCGTTGTAGAATCGCAAACTACCCAGTTTGACCTGTGCCACATCATCGTCGTTTCTAAACGCATAATAGTTGGTGGCTGCACGAACCTGATTGCCTACCACCAGTCCTGTGGCTGTGGCTTCAGCACTGCCATTGGTGCCGGGATGATAGTAAGCATATGCATTACCAGTCACTATAGGTGCTGCTCCCAGAGCACTGGCAAAACCTATGTAGTTTGTGATGTTGGGTGTGGGCGAACCTGATGAAATTAAACCAGGAATCATGCCATATGCATTGCCCACCTGGCTGCCAGCATTCACAGTGATAAAACCACCGTTGATACTGGCATGACTGATTGTGGTATTGCCCAGGAAATAAGGACTTGCATTGCCAATGTTCACTTGAGGTTGAATGCCAGCAAAAGCGTTGATAACACCAGCACCTGTTGATCCACTATAGGTATTGGCGGCTGAACCACCACCAACTCTCACTATGGTGCCAATACCATGTTGTCTAAAACTGCTGTTGGTAACATTGGCAGCAAGACTCACAAGACTGTCCACATCAAAGTGTTTGACATTGGTGCCAGTGTTGGTGCGTTCAATCACATCACTCACTGCCAGTCTTGAAGGCTGTCCCACAGCATTGTTGCCAAACCAACCTGTGCCTATCATCACACGACCTGTGTAGGCTGCTGTGCCTGTGGCTCCATCTGGTGAAAACTTCATGTCTGTGGCAATATTACGACCACTCATCACAATGTTACCTGTGGTGCCTACATTGGCAGTGCCCACAATAGTTTGTTGTGTTGAAGTTAGGTTGGCTGTGGCAACTAGATTGGCACCGTTTATGTTGCCTGTGGCTGTGATCAATCCGCCTGTGCGTAAATTTCCGCCATCAATATTACCACTTGCACTCACTGTGGTTGCACTCACAGCCGCAGGTGTGATATTACCAATGATCATGTTGTTGATCGAGCCAGTGTATGTGGGTGCTATTTCTATGCTGGGAGTGCCTGTGGGTTTGATATGCACATGTCCAGAGTTGCCTGTTGGGCTGATATTAATTTGAGCATTGGCTCCAGTAATATTTGTGCTCACATCCAGGGTAAGATTGTCACCTCCACCTCCACCCCATTGCAGTTGACTTGAGCCAGATGCATTTCTTAGCACTCCGCCTGCTGAATTCACTGCCTGGAACACTGCACTTCTTATGTTGCCGCCTGTGACATTGCCTGTGGCTGAAACCTGTCCACCTGTGAGCAAATTGCCTGTGGTGATGTTGCCTGTGGTGACAATGGTGTTTGAACCAAACCCGTTGCCCAGGAAGTTGGCCACATTGGCATTGCCATAAGCACCCACAATATTGCCAGCATTGATATCGGTCAATCCTGCACCATTGCCTGTAAACACATTGCCTGTGATATTGCCTGCAACACTTAGACCAATATTGGTTGTCCAGATATTCCCAGCGGAATTGTATGTTAAGGTGGCATATTCAGTGCCAACAGGTCCAACACCCAAGCCGCCACCATTGGCCAGTGATGCAGTTGAAGCATTGTTGGCCACATTGATAAACTTGTCATTGATAGTAACTGTGTTGGAGTTCACCGTGGTTGTTGTGCCATTCACAGTGAGGTTGCCTGTGATCACAGCATCTATACCAACATTTAGATTGCCACTGGTGATGTTGCCTGATGTTGATATGGGATTGTTTGCAAAAGCAGCCAGGTTGGCTGCCACATTGGCATTGCCATAAGTTGCTGGCAATCCTGTTAGTTGTGATCCATTGCCCAGGAAGTAGTTGCCTGTGATGTTGCCTGTGGCACTGATGTTGCCACTTGTGTTTATAGCAGTTAGGATGCCTACACTGGTGATGTTTGGTTGTGCCGCTGTGGTCACAGTGCCAGCAAAAGTTGCGGCATTTGAATTTAATGCATAAGTGGCATTGGCCACCGTTCCTGTAACATTAGCACCTGCTACACTATTGGCCACATTGGCCACATTGGCTTGTATGGCATTGGTTGAGTAAGTTGACGCATTGGCATTTAAGGCATAAGTGGCATTGGCCACTGTGCCTGTGATGTTGCCCGCTATGATGTTTGTGAGCAAGGATCCATTGCCAGCGAAATAGCCAGCTGTGATATTGCCCGTTGTTGATATTGGGTTAGATCCAAATGCAGCCAGGTTGGCAGCAACATTGGCATTGCCATATGTGGCAGGCAGGCCTGTGAGTTGTGATCCATTTCCTAGTATGTACGCACCAGAGATATTGGCACTAGTAATGATGTTGCCGTTTAGACTTGAACTGGCCAGGAAAGCAGCCACATTGGCGTTGCCGTAGGCATTGCCACCAGCCTGTTCAATCACAGCATTGTATTGAATGGTTATGGGATATTCATTGGTGGTGATTGACACATTTGTGGTGTTGTTGTCAATGATGATATTGGCCGCGGTCTCTTCGGTGATGATGATTTGGTAGGTCATGTTAAGCCACCACTAGAGTTGAATATAAAGGACTTGTGCTTAGTGTAGGATCACCTGCTGTGACTCCGGGTTCCCAGGCTTGCACCAGGGCATACCTATGTGTGTTCACATTGGCTATGGGTGAGTTTACATCTGTCCATGTGGTTGAGAACACAGTGATGGGAACATTTTTTCTTGCATCTGGAATGATTGGTCCAGTGTACATTAGATTGGGTTGAAATACTCGCACAGTGCCTGTGGCAGCATTGAGTATGGTGGGCACATAAATGCCTCCTGCAAAGCTGGCCATGGTCTGCACCGGGAATGTGCCAATCACAGTTGAATCTGCAAAGTTGGGCTGTCCTGTGTAGCGTAAAAAGCTCACAGTGTCAACCACAATGGTTTGAAACTCCACAGCAAAGGTCCAGCCCGTGATGTTTTGTTGAAAGTTATAGATTAATGTTCTACGACTTGATGGAAACCATTGTTCACAAATGATCTCATCGGGACTGCCCACATACTGGGCAAAATTGAGGACTCCGGCCATGTTTCTCTCCTAAGGGGGATACTGCTGACACAAAGGCATCAGCAATGCGTTTATTTATTGCAACTGTAAAATAATCCGGTTGTTATGATTATTAACTTGAATAAAAATTATTCTGACTGTTGATCACAATGCTTATGCCCACACTATCACCAACATTGCTCCAGAAACTTGATTCAATGTGATATGTGCCAGCATTGATATTTCCAATTCTTCTTGAATACAAATCACCAAACACATCTCCATATGTGCTGGTTCCATCTTCCCAAGATATTGCACCATTACCATAACTCACTAGATTGCCAGCACCATGTGTATTACCAGTAAACAGTGCCCAGTCAATTCTGTGCAATCCATTTGCAGAAACACCTGTGCTGTTACCAAAATTAGCTGCCATGTCAACAGAAATGTTACCTGCTGCTGGCACAGTGAATGTTAGGCTATTGGTTGTGGTGTAGGTTGAATTGCCGCCACGCCAAGGACTTAGGGTATTTCCTGTACTGATACCAATTGATAGATCCTTCTGGAAACTCAACAAGTTTGTAGAACTGGAAATCTGACTACCTACGGCATTGGATAGATTTGAATTGCCATTTAGATAAGTGTCTAGACCTTTGATCACTGTGGCCACACCCAGCAAGGTGGCAATGGTATTACCCACACCATCTAACAAAGAAGTTGAGTTGCCAATGGCATCTGTGACCTGTGTTCTCACATAGTCCACATTGGCACTGACATTGGAATAAGGTCCCACGCCATCCGCATTCACACCTCTTGACTTCCACGCCCAGGTGCCATTGGCCAGGCCAGTGCTGGTGAATACCACATTGCCACCTTGTGTGAATGCATTGGCATTGGTTGATGCCACTGATCCCACAAGATTAAAATTGGTATTAGCCACATTGCTGGTGATGGCTACATTGCCTGCCCAGAATTGCACTCTATCCACAACACCAGTTGGCACAGTTGTTGTGACAGTTTGTGCTGGTAATGAATTCTTGGTTGTGAGCACAACAGTGGGTGTGGCAGGTGTGCCAATGGCACCAATTGATCTAATATTAGACTCGCCAGCTACCAGGAAGTTGCTCCATGTGCCACTGTAGATTGAATCATCATATTCTGTGCAGGAGAACTCCAGACGCAATGATCCATCATCTCCTTCAATTTCACGCACACGCATGATGCGGAATTCTTTGGCAGTCCATCCATAAGTCGAGCTGGTGATGTCAATGATCTCACCTGCTTGTAGATTGATCCGGGTGTAGTCCATCACAATCGTAACAGTAAGATCTAGGCGACTCTGTTTGAGAGTGATCATACCATAATTTTCAGCTTGTGGTTGATTGTTGATGAACTCAGAACTCACTTGTAGGGTATTGTCTGGCTCATATGCATTACGCAGGTTATCAGGCAATTGCAAAGTGGCATAATGAGGTTGATCATTCATGTCATTGCGAGGATACTCAACTTCCACAGCATTGTAGAGATTGGTCAAGCCTGATCCAGATATTTGAATAGGACCAATAATGTCTGCTTCTGATATGGCAGCTACTGAGTTACCGGCTTGATTGATGGTCCAGGAATACAGGCCCTCATGTGTGTTATAGGTAAACCAAGCAGTGCTGGCTTCGGCCAGTCGTTCTAGGTTTGACCACACAGGCTCACTTGTGCGTACTACGCCATTAATTTGTTGTGCATTTAGAGTTGGCATTTTGTTTCCTTAAGTGATATTAATGATTACTACACCAGATGTTGCAGTTCCAATAACTTTTCCAACATTACCGCCTTGGCCGCCACCGCCGCCACCATAACCACCACCATCATTGCCTGATTGGCCACCACTTGGCGATCCAATATTTGGTTGCCCGCCGCCACCTCCTGCACCGTAATAAACATTAGCACCAGAAATATTGCTTACATATCCAGGTGCTGGATTACCATACCAGTTGTAGAACACGCCAGCTGGCAATTCCACAGTGAAGAAAGAAGGACTAGGAGTTCCGCCGGCAGCACCACCAGCACCACCATATATGTAGGCCTTGTTTCCAGAATTTGGCGGATTAGGAGCATTTGTGTTTATGTATAAATTGGCATATCCAGGAGCAGTGGATGATGTAATACCACCTCCATCACCATTGCCAAGACCACCTTGACCACCGGCCGCTGTGAAATAAACATTGGCACCTTGTGAAATATAACTGCTGGTTCCGCTGAGAGCATTGCCAATAGTTACTGAGTTGGCAGCACCTGATCCAACTATAACATTATATGTACCTTGACCTAGGGCGTTGGCTGTGTTAGGGCTGGCGTTAACTTCCACTGCTTCGCCTCCAGCACCTCCAGCACCAGCACTGTTGAGTGTGGATGAAAATGCTTGTTTGCCTGATCCAGCACCACCACCACCAACTGTCAACACTCTAATATTACCCCAATAACTTTGTGCAAAATCTAGAGTGACATTTCCATTTGCTGTGAATGTCTGAGTGGATGGTGTTAATGCATTTGGTGTAACAGTAAGATTGGCAGTGATATTAGATTGTGCAACACCATCTCTTGATTGCGTATAAGTGAAGTTGCCGCTGGTGGCACTAAACACAGGCACAAACACAATATTGCCAAACAAGTTGTTGATGGTAGTTGTGTTACCAGTGGATGTGAATGTATTTTGCAACAGAGCATTAGCAGTGTTTGTTCCAAAATTACCACGAGCACTATTTAGAGTAATTGTATAAATTTGACCATAGTCAGGACCATCATTGATGTATGGAGTAGTGTTGGCAAATATATTTGAAACTGTATTGGCCAACACAGTTCTTGCTGTCATGTTTGATATTTCAGGATTGCTATTACTTGATGTAAATGTGGCCACAACATTGCTGGCTTGTGTAACATTGCCAGTTGATAATGTCTTGACCTGATTGTATGTGAAGCTGACATTGCCTGTATAATCCACAGGAGGCATCCATTGAATGGTGTTGTTGATTGCGGCTTTGCTGTTTGTTATATTCAACTGTGTGTTGGCATTGCCCACAAGACTATTGCTCACATAGAATTTTCCTATGTTGCCAGCGGTTTGTTGAATGCCCACTGTGAAACTTAGAGCTCGTGTGTCTAGATCAGTAATGGTATTGCCAAATGCCAATCTTGTGTCTTCAACATATGTGCCACCAGGGAAATTAAATTCTGCATGTGTGTTGGCAATTTGTATGTTGGCATTGGCAGTGTTGAATATTGCGGTGGTATTACCTATAGCAAAAGTAATAGCATTGCCCACATTGCTTGCTAGATCACTAGCAGGCAAGAACTTGAAAGCACCTGCGGCAATCTGACTGTTGAGACTTGTGGCATTACCATCAATAAAGATTGAGTTGCCTGTGACAACACCATCAGTCATGGTGCCATTACCCACAGCAGTATTGGCGTACAATCTAAATGTTACCACTGAAGTAGGATCCACTACCACATTGGCTATGGTCACATTGGCTAGAGTATCTTCGTTGTAGATCACATTGCCAGTAATACTCACACTAGGTGGTGTAATTACATTTACCGTAGTGGTCCAGTTTCTTGTGTTGCCTGATTGATCATTCACAGTGGTAATATATGAATACTCAGGTGTTATGTTGCTGGCACCTGTTAGGTCAGTAAACTTCACATTGGCAAATGCTTCTGTGTATTGTGCAACTGATCTAATGCCATTCACACGCCAGGCAGCAGGTGCCACCTGTAATATGCCAATGTTGCTGTAGGTTCCTACATAGGCCATGCTAACATTGCCCACATTAGAGAACTGTACATCCAGCAATAGATCTCTAACAGGACTGGTGATGCTAGTTAGTGTAGTTTGTTGTGTGATATTGGCACTAGCATATGAATCCACATTGGCAGTGATATTGCCAGCATTGGCACCAAACACAATGGCATAATTGGCTTCATCGTTGTAGGTGATGGTTCGTGCTGTGTTTAGGTCTTGAATAGTGCTCATGATAAATCAATCCAATCATATGAATCCAGTCCCATTCGACTGATGGTTGTGGCAGCGGATTCGCCTGTGTCGATTTCTCGAAGTCTGATACCCGCACCATATCGGGTGTTTGTTGCATAGTCAAATATCACATCACCACTCTTGCTCATTGAGTTGATGATGTTGAATTGATAATCACCAATGGCAGTGACATTTTGATCACGGTTATAATCCACACGCACAAGAGCAAACACAAGATCAGTCATGTTGCTGTTTAGGGCAGGTGTAGCAGGTGCTGTCCAGGCAGGGAATATGCTCCAGGCGTTGACAGGAGAGATGGTTGGTGTGCTCACGCAACTTGCCAGTGCAGGTGTCAGTTGCTTGGTGGAGGCCCCTGATCCTGCATACATGTAAATTTTAATTAGACCACGCATGCTGTCATCACTGTTGCCATCTGAGTCTTCACTGTGATCCACTGTGATACCATCAGCTTGGAATATCAGTCGGTCTGCATTGCGATAACACTCGTTGAATGTGTATGAGGAGGCTGATCCTGTTTCAAACAGATTGCCAGTCTTTTCTGCTATGGTCAAGCATATCCACATGGTCTTGTTGTCATTCACAAGTTGTGCATCTGTAATGGCACCACCAAGATAAGCAGAACCATACACCACAGGTATCTTGTGATTGGTTGCTGGTGATAGCATTTGTCTAGAACCAGCATCAAAACCAGTTTGTTGTTGATTCTTAGAGATACTGCGATTGAGTGCGTACGATACTAGGGCAGTGATGGCAGTGCGAACCAACAACACACCAATGGTGCTGGTGACTCCAATGTATCCTGCTACTGTGGTGGCTAGAGCGGTTAAAAATGCCATTATGCTTCCTTCATCCAGGTTTGTTCTATCAGTTTCCAACCTCTACGGCCAGGATCAAAGTTGGTGTCAGGTCCTTGTGTGCTTAGTAGAACAGCTTGCACCCGACCTTGAGCAAGATATTGATCACAGTCTTGATCCCATGCCAGCCATAACACAGCACCTGCACGACTACCACGATGTGATCGTGATACAAACCAGGCCCGCTCTTGTAGCAGTCTGCGTTCTGGATCCCAGAAGTCTTGTCCTCGTTCGGCAATTAGTGTGCCCACAATCTCCGTATCTTTCACAGCCACACGCACATAGTGATCCTGTTGCCATCTAGTGACTAACTTGAATATTCTTGGTGTGTCTTGTTCCGTTGACCAGGGTCTAAATCCCACTCGTGCCTCTGAAGAGAATTGTTTGAGCAATTCACACACAGCAGGAATGTCTTGAAAGGTGGCAAAGCGACTGTGCATTAGGGTTGATCCACAAAGTCATTTGTAACTGAACTCTCAGGCTGTGTGACCTGTGTGGCAGGAGTCTTTGTGACAGGAGCACCAAAATCATAAGGACGCCCTATCAGGTTGGTGATTCTATTGAAACTGGTATCAGTATCATAAAATTGCAACATTGACTCTTGATTGGTCCTGCGACCTGTGATCTTGGTATTCAGCATGTCCACAAGACTTGAACAGGCGAGATTTATAACCAGGCTAGAGTCAAGACTGAACTCGTTGTATTGTTCGCTAAATCCATAATTGGTCACAACACCTTGAAACATGAAGATGGGGTTGCCTGCAATGGCCAAGGGATTGTCAGTCAATGGATCTGTGAACACTCTGCGTATTTCAATCCTGGACCCTTTGATACGCACTGCCTGCACACCTTGTGCATACTCTATAGGAATGCCTGACAGGCCAACTGCTGTTTCTACTGATGTGGCTCGTAATTCAGAGACACTTTCGCTCACACTCATGAGTATGCCAGCAGGTGAGTATGGATAAACAAATCCATCTGATTCTGTTATGTTGATAGCCTTGTGGAATGTTGATAATCTCAACACACCATATGAAGGTATGTCCAGTCTAACACAAAGACAAACACCTACTGAACTATAACCACTTAGGTTGATACTCATGTTCGATCCTCATAGAATACAAAATCACCTGACCAGTTGACCAACATGTTAGCACCAGCTGGCACCAGCGTCCAGGTGGGTCTTTCCACACACAACACACTCCAGGTGACATTAGCACCAAAATATCCTGTGTATGAACCTGCGGCTTCATCTATTGGTCTGTTTAGGGTCACAGTGGCACCATTGCCTGCGGCAGGATCTGTGACCACTTGATATACGCTACCAGTTGATCCAATTTGTAACCAATCACCTGCTCGGGCAACATAACCACTTGTTAAGCCACCTGCTGTGACGGTGCATGTGGTCACTGAGGTGCCTGCGGGCACAACAACGGTGAAGCCTCCGGTGCCCGATCCAAGATATCCAATAATGTTCTCAAATCCAGGGTGATCAAAATCAATGTCAGCAATGGTAATCCTATCCATCTGATCCAGTCGTGCAAGATAAGGTCTTGCCTCTACATATGTGGCACCTGGGCTTGGGCTCACTGTGAACTTCCACACACGACCTCCACGACTCACTGTGCGTATAACATTCTCTCGTGTGCTGGTGGCAGCTACTACACCACGACCATCAATGCTTAAAGCCGTGGCTGAGTCGATGATCCATTGAAAGGCTTCATTTGTTGTGGCCATAATTATCTCCTTGAGTTAGGCATTCTACGACGCCCTTGTTCTGTAACAGCAAACATAAATTCAGGATCGCTGGCCACTAGGCTGCGGAAACTTGAAGCATCTACTGCGTTGATGTTGTAGGTGATGTTGGTTGAGCCACCCAGTGCTTCATTAGGGATCACACCTCGTCCGCCAGCACCTGTCAGTATCTCTGGACCGCGTTCGCCAACCAGCACAGGACCATTTGTGGGTATCATGCCGCCATTGGCAAATCCCAACAAGCTCTTGCCTGCTGAGAACAAGGTGCTTAAGATGTTGCCACTGCCTCCACCAGATCCCACACCACCAAATGCCTGTGTGAGCAATTGACGAATGTTGGATCTCAACAGTTCTTCCACTATGCTGCTCAAGAAACCTTTAAATTCAAATTTACCAGTCTTGGCAAAGTTTACAATGGCATCTTCCATGCCCTTGGTGGCAGTGGTAAATTGTGATCTAGCAATCTCGCTGGCATTGTAGGCAGCGTCAGCATATTCTTCAAATGCTGTTCGCCATCCATCAGCAAAGGTTCTTGATTGTTGCAAGTTCTCAATCTGTTGATCAGCAATGGACTTGTATCCTGCCGCAATAGATTCAAGTCCGCGAGTGAGTTCTTCAGCTCGTTCTGGTGTTAGACCATCACCTGAGTCCTCAAATGCACCTGCATAAGCACGACCTGCTTCCAGGGCTGCCTTTCTGGCATCTTCTTGTATTTGTGCAATTCTGGCCTGTAACGGAGTCAAGCCAGCTACGATTCTTGCAAAGTCAACATCTCGACTCTTGTCAATGATGCTGAGTTGTGCTTGACCTAGAGCTTGTGTTCTCACAGTCTGTTGTTCAATGGCACGAGTTAGGTTTTCTACTTGACGAATACGATCTTCTTCTAGGATTCGTGCACCTTGAAGTCTGTTGGTGTATTCCAGGAAGTTCTGAGCATGTGCCTCTGTTAATTTGTTTATGCGTTTGATTTCTATATCAATGAGATCAATGTTGCGTTTTTCTTCTTCAGTGCCACCAGCCATTTTGGCTCGTGTTTCTTTTAGGGATTTTATTTCGTCATTGGCCTTGCTAAAGATATCAGCGAGACCACGCAGGACCTGTATTTCATCTTCTGTTTTGCCAATAAAGCGAGTTTCATTAGCAATAGATTCCAGTTGTTTGTCATTGCTGTAGGCGTAGGCATCACCAACCTTGCGAATCTCCACTGCCATCTTTTCTCTGCGTTTACGAGCTTCTTCATTGGCAATCTTGGCAGCTTCCAGGGCCTTGATCTGATCATTGATCATGTCCGTGGTGCCATCGTCTGCCACTTGGGATCGGTCTTGACCAATGTTGAAAAATTCCTTAAACTTCTTGGTCACATAGTCAATGGGTGAATTCAATTTGAACACTGCCTGTGCTACAAAATCAATACCTTGTGCTATGGCTATAAAGATACCTGCTATGCCTGCAAATCTCAGCAGACCTTTCAACAGTCCGCCAAACGCAGCCACCAGGCTTGCCACCACAGGCAATCCGCTTTCCAGCACTCCAACTGCTCGCATGATGTTTAACACAAATGCCTTGGGTCCTGCTATGACTCCCATAAAGGCATTTTTAAGTAGAGTCAATGCTCCGCCGCCATTTTTCAAAGCAACAATCAGTGCATTCTGACCAGCAACCACAGCAGGTAGTATTTTACCAAATATAAGAAATGCTGATCCAGCAAATACCAATAGATTGATTAGGCTTTGAAATGCTTTTGCTGTGATGTTGATGCTGGCCACAATGTCATTCAGAGGCTTGGTCACATTCAGCAAGGCCTGTATCAATTGATCAAACTGTCGCTTCATGTTTTCACTGGCAGCGGCACCTGCGTTGATGGCAGCTATGTCTGCCGCAGAAACAGGCGAACCGGCCATGGTGCCTTGAACACCACCACCAAAATCTACACCTTTGGAACTACGACCAAGAATCTCAATTTGGTTTCTAGTGCGTAGGGCCGTGTTTTCCATCCGCCCAAGATTGATCAGATATTGATTTAAATTTTCTTGTTGTGACCGGTTGAAGATATCATCTAGACTGATACCTGCTGCCGCAAAGGCCTTTTGTGCAGAGTCACTGCCATTGATGGCATCACCAAGACTCTGTGAAAATTTCAATACTGCATTCTGAGCACCTTCTGCTGTGCCACCATTGTAACTAAAGGCTTTGCCTAGAGCAACCACACTGGCAATGCTGATGTCACTGGCCACGCTGACATCTTTGATGGCATTGGCATAGTTGTTGGCCTGTGTGATGGCAGTGGCAAATCCAGCACCAAGTATGGCAGTTTTTAAATCATTGAACTTGCTGTTTAAGGCAGCAAGACTGCGTGTGGCGTCTGTGGTGTCTACATTGACTTTGAGTGTGGTGGTTGCGGCAGCCATGTTATTTGATCCTTGCTATGCGTTTGAGTTGTGCTATCCACCACTTGGTAAATGGTGCCACAATACCTTGACCATTGGTCTGTGTTGACCAGTTGTCATCCAGGCGTTGTGCGTAAGGGTAATCAGCCACAATCTCTTTGCTCTGAAGTCTAGTGCGATTGCGAGCATTGCCTGTATCAATAGGAGTAAGAGCTTGAAACTCTCGAACACCTTGAGCTGGCAATGCTGCCAAGGCAGCAACCTGTCGTTGGATAGCAGGTGTGATTTGATTTTGACTAACTCTAACACTAACCTTGATCATTTGGCTGTTCCCCTTGCATTGTTAAGCATTTTCATCATGTCATCCTCACTCAGTTTGGGCACTGGCTTTTTGCCAGTTGAAGCCAACTCATGTTGATAGTTTGACCAACGAGTGGCCACATCCAACACATGCAGATCAAAGGTGGTGGCCTGCTCAAGTGCCTGACTGGGGAGACAATGATATCTTGTGGCGAGGTTGTCTAGAGTTATTATCATTTTGGTATCAACAGCTTCCCAATCAGGTTCCTCGCCAATTACTTTCCCAAGGTTGATGTGAGTTTGGTAATTGCACTCATCAACACATCGGTTGGTAACATACTATCTCCATCAATCACTTGTGAGCCATCTTCATTGAGAATAAGTGTTTTGATAATGTCAATGATACTTGAACCATCAGACTGACTTTGATTGGCCAGTCGCATGAACACTTCTAGTGGTTGTCGATCCCATGTGTAAAAGTCAATGGGTTCTCCATACTGAGTGACAATGCTCTCGTCATCCAATGTGATTTTGATTAGTTGCGGCTTTGCGGCCAGTTGTGATAATTTCATTTGATCTCCTGTCTGTGAATCAGTGTGTTTAATACAGCTACCGTAAAGGCTAGTCTGTTCTGTGCCTTGGCAAGATCGCCTTGAGCACAGCGAATTTCGTTTGTGGCCTTGGCATTCTCTGCCAATAAACTGCGTAGCAGTTCTTCGTCGGTCTTTGAGTCTATTACTGACATCTGTGAATCTCCTTAGGCAAGTATTTAGCAATCATAAAAAAAGGCCCTGTTAAGAGCCTTTTTTGTTTGATACCCAGGGGTATTAGGTGATGGTGTAGTCGCCAGTCACAGTCAATGTGATTGGTGATACCCATACAGGTGCATCAGCTGATACAGTAGGTGCTAGGCCTGTGATGTAAGCATTGCCGCCCACGGTCTTGCCTGCGGCACCTGTGTCAGTGTCACCCATGTAAAGAGTAAACTGAACCTGGGTCTTGTCCTTGCTCAAGCCAAAGATACCTTTGCCTGCGGCACTCACAGCATTGGCTGAGGCATTGCCGAAGAACGCAGTCTGATCAAGAACTAGGTTCATGTCCAGGCTGTTGGTAGAAGTGGTTGCAATTTGCAGTTTGGAACTTTCGTCCAATTGCGTCCAGGTGAATACATCATTTGAGTTGTTGATGGTGATGTCTTGTAGTGATGGAACACTCAAGTTACTTGTGGTATTTGCACTAGCGATCAAGGTCAAGATCACTTCAGCGTTGGCATTGCCTGGTGCGGGATAGATATAAGCCATTTTGCTTTTTCCTTATTATGAATTTACAATCAGCTGTCTAAAGCTGAAATCAAACTGTGTTACCTGGGCATCACCTACGAACTCAGTTGACACTTGAGTTGCTCGTTGTGTTACACCGACAATGTCGGTGTCAAGTCTGGCATTCTGAAATGTTGAGACCATGGTAGCATAGTTTGAGGGTTGGTTTTTGGCATCAGTAGTGATAAAGGTGCGAACAGTTGTGATTTCATTCACAATGCCCACACCATTAAGCACATCGATGAGAGGTTCTTGTGCAATTTGATCAGAATCAACATAGATGTATTTGAAGTTCTTCAAGTATAATGGATCACCTGAGCTGTCCCAGGGCAATTCCGTGGACAATGTGTAACCACTGACCTTGTTGGCTCGAAAGTAATCAAGTATCTGTGTTCTCATCTAACTCTCCGTAGATTCCACACACCCGGCTGTTTGTCAGCAGAGTCTATGACAGCAC